GCCTCGAAATCTCGTTGATAGTTCGATGCCGTACCCGCGACGGTCAGCACCATCGGATCGGCGCTGAGCGTGACCGCCGCCCAACTCGGGCGGCCCGACAGGGTGAAGGTGCCGGGCGCAGCGACGGTGTTGAGGACGTTTCGACTGTCGATCCCGGCAACAGCAAAGCTCCCGGACGCGGCAGCTTCCGCGACGTTGAAGGCCGCCGTCACGCCATTGAAAGCGAACGTTGCCAGTCCGCCGATCGCTCTGGTGTTCAGCGCAGCGGCGTTACCCGCAACACTCAAGGCACCGGCGCCAGCGGCGAGAGTACCGCTGAGCGTCGCCGGCATGGTCGCGGCGACGAACGAACCGATCGCCGCGTTGAGCGTAATCTGGATCGCGCCGGAAACCACGACGGGCGGACGGATCCGCCGATAGGCCTTCGACCAACCGCGCCGAAACACATAGGCCATGACTTAAGGCAGCTCCCGCCACTTGACGGTTCCGGAAACGGTCGTCGATGCGGGAGCACCGGGGATGTCGAAAACGAGAGCCTCGCCCGCCTGAATGGTTTCCCGATCCTCTGGCGCGGGAAGATATTGCCAGGGGGTGAGTACGTTCCATTGCCAGGCGGCGAGAAGCACGGGCGTGCCGGATGTCGTCGCCTGCGTCGTGTCGTTGGCGCGGGCAGTCGCAGTCGATGCCCTGGTATCACCTGAATCGATCGGGTTGGCAGACGGCGCGCTACCGCCGGAGCCCAGCGTGACCGTCGCGGGCAGCCGTTTCAGGCGCAGGCGGATTTCCGCCGGTGCTGTGACGCCACCTGCGGACAGATCAATCTCATGAAGCTCGATGCCGTTCACGGCGCCCGCCTTCAGCGCAATGACATCCTGCACCGCCGCAATCGTTATGTTCTCGAACATGGTTGAATAGACACGCTGTCCCAAGGGTCACCTCCGCAACAAAGGACGTATGAATTTTCCCGGAATGATCGCCGGGGCCTGGGTGAAACTGAGAATGACGACACCAGAGCCGCCGGTGCCGCCGGTCCCCGCGCCGCTGGCGCCGAAGCTTGCTCCCCCGCCACCGCCACCGAGGCCGTTGCTGCCGGCAACGCCGTTCGAACCCGTACCGCTGGCACCCGCGGCGCCGCCGCCGCCCGCTCCCCCGGGACCGGGATTGCCCGCGGCGTAGAATCCACCGCCTCCACCGCCGCCGTAAGTCACGGAGCTTCCCGAGATCGCATTGGCGATACCGTTGCCCCCGCCTCCGCCTTGCGTGCTGCTGCCGGCGCTGCCGACCGTGCCGGCACCACCGCCGCCACCGCCGCCAAATGTACCTGTAGACGCCGACGCGCCACCGGCCCGAACGTTCGCGCCCGCGCCGGCCGCTGCCCCCGCTCCGCCTCCATTACCGGAGCCCCCACCCGAACCGCCGCTGTTCGCTGCGACGCTTTGCGCACCGCCGCCACCACCGCCGGGGGCCGTGACGAATGCGCCGAACGACGATCCGCTTCCGTTGGCTCCTGGTGACGTTCGTGTCGACCCGCCAGCACCGCCGGCGCCGACCGTGACCGAAACCTGTTTCGTGCCTTGCGCCAGCGTCGCGCTGCCGGGCGCAACGTCGCCCGCTCCGCCGCCGCCTGCACCGTCCGAGTTGATCGGGCCACCACCACCGCCGCCGCCACCGCCAACGGCAAGGTAGGACGTCGAATAGACGAAGCCGGGAACGTTCCAGGACGTCGTGCCGACGGTGGAGAAGGTCTGGACGGTCGCGAACTCGTACACGACGCCCGGGATCAGAAGGCCCGGAAACCACGACGGCGTTGGCAGATCCCAAATCGACGGGCCCGGCCCGAGATCGAGCAGGTCCGACCAGAAGCGCAGAGCGTTCGCGAGATCGTCAAAACGGCCCTGCCAAAGGATGCGCCCGCCAATGCCGCGCGCGACGATCTTGTAGTGTGTCAGATCGCCTTGCGGCTCCCACCACATCGTAACATCCGGCCGATGTCTCCAATCGCTCGACAAGAGGACGCGACCGGCACGGTACTCGGTGCCAATATGATCAATGATCACGCGCCCTCACTTACGTGATCGTGAGAACGCCGTTGACCTGGTCGAGATCGACGGTGAACGCGTTGCCATTGGTCAGCGTGATGGGAACGCCGTAGTCCCACCAGCCGATCAGCGGCTTGGTGGACGAGGTCGAATTGTACAGGACCGCATATTGAAACGGGCCGATCGAGCCGCCAGAGGCCGTCCACGCCGGATCGGTCCCGCCGGCAAACTTGAACGTCCCCGTCGTCTGCGCGCCCGTGATGGTCCCGATGCTGTTACCGCCGGACGTATAGCCGTTGCCGGCCGCAAGATCCGCAGGCGCGTTGTAGACGGTATTGGTGACGACCGGCGCCGTGTTGGTCAGATAGACTTTGTACACCTGCGCAGTGCCCGTCTTCATGTCGTGCAGCGCGTTGGCGACGTCCTGTACGAAGCAGTAGAACTTGTTGAAGCTTGCCATTGTCGCCTCCTAGATGACTTGTCCGGAAACCCGCACCGTCATCGGCCCGGCATTGAATGTCGACGTCAGTCCGAGATTGTTGAGATCGGCAAGCGCCGACGTGAAGCCTAGCCCCCAGGTCTGGATGCGCGCGTCTTCCTTGATGTAGGGCGCGGACTCCAGCAGGGCCGCATAAAGATAGGCGTCGGGCGCCATGGTCAGCAGCCAATTGCTTCCGTTCGACGCCAGCGGCGGAATGTTCTGCCGATAGACCATTTCGATCGTGTAGGCCGCGTCGGGGGTCGGCGCGAACTCGATCTCGTTGCCGAAAACGGTGAAGTAGCGTGGCTGCGCAGCGACATCCGACGTCGCGAACCGGTATTCGTCCATCTGCGTCCCCGACTTGAATTCGAGGCACGGCTTCCCGGCCGCGCTCGACAGCCGGACCCGGCGCATGGACTGGAAGTCCGATGGTAGCGAAATGAACTCCGGCTCGTCCGAACCGAGGTCGACGAGGGCGGTCGCCCGCTGCTCCATCTGCCGCACGAAGAGCTGGCGATTGAATTTGGCTTCCGCGAGCTGGATGAAGGTCGGGATCCGCGCGATCAGCGTCGCATCCTGGTCGCGCGCAAGATACTCGGTCACAGCCAGCTGCAGCGACGTGTAGTCGGTGATCTCTGTCATTTGAGCTCCACAGACCAGCCGGCCTGCAATTTCGGCCTGTCGGTTCGTAAATAAGCCCATTCGGGATCGTCGAGCTTCCGCTGCACGATCGCGTCGAATTCAGGCGTGAACAGCCGCAGCGAGATGTTGCCCCTCGCATGCGCCTCGTTGAGCCATTGGACGTAGATGACGTTGGGAATGCGGGCGACGTGCCGCCCCCAGTCACCGTGCTGCTCGTCCCGGCGCGCCTGTCTGTTCCATTCCAGGATCGGCGCCACGTCCTGGACATGCTCGATCGCAAGCTCGCGTCCGTTGCTGTCGAGATGAGGCCTGATCAGGACGCCCTCCATCACGACATCTCCGTTACCCAGAGCGTACCGGCCGTCGCTGTGACGAGGCCGTTGGTCGCGGCCTTCAGCGCGGCAATGCGTTGGCCCGGGCTGACCGTGATGTATTCGACGACGTTGGCCGGCAGATAGGGATCGGAGACGGTCGCCGTCTGAGCGCCATCGCCGATCCGGTAGCAACAGCCGGAGCTGGCGACCAGGCGGACCTGGTAGGTCTCCGATCCGAACGCGTTGGTGGCGCCGACGCTGGCGTCATAGACGACCGTCTGGGTCGGCCCCACCCGCGATGAGGTTTGCTTGGAGAAGTACGACATGTCAGGCTGCCCTCACGGAGATCGAGAAATGCATCGGGACCGTCGCGCCGGAAGCGCCCGACGGCGTCAGCACGATCACGTCGTCCTCGTTGAGATAGGTCGGCGACGGCGGCACGGCCGAGAACAGCTGTCCGGCGGCGGATCCGGCCTGCGTCACCGTGAACGTCGCCAGCGTCGTCGCATTGGCCGAGACGGTGACGGTGCCGTCGGTCGTCGAGATCGCGCCGCCCAGGATGCCTGAGACTTTCAGCAAGCGGCAGCGAAAGGGAACACGGACATAGGCTGCGACGGGGCTCGCGCCGCAGGATGGTGTGTAGGCCGTAAGATCGGCGGTGTTGAGGGTGCGATTGCCTGGAAGCGGCATTTGGCTCTCCAAAATGAAAAGGGCGGCCCGAAGGCCGCCCGTGGATGAAACGGATGATTCCGATGGCTCAGGAGGTGGTGTTGTCGAACACGCCGCCGGAGGCCTTTTCATTGCGAGCGACCAACGCGTATTCCGCCAGGATCTGCCGGCGATCGGAATCGCCGGTCTTCGCGAGCGGGATCGAGATCATGTTGCGGCCGTTGAGATAGGCCACCGCCCATTTGTCCAGCTCGAGCACCAGCACGTCGCGCGGACGCTGGAACCGGTTGGCGACTACTTTGAGCTTGCCGAAATCGGATTCATAGGCATCGACAGACGCCACGATCTTCTTCGATTTCGATTCCTCGATTGCGGTGGACCGGCCGGTGAAGGTCGAGAACACCTGCTTGTTGAACGCACCGGTCATGATGGTGCCGGGCTTGCCGCCATTGGTCCAGATCGACGACAGCACGGTCTTCAGGCGCACCTCGGTGAAGGCGAGCTGGGTGCCGTCCATCCGTGTGCCGGTGCCGTCGGCCGCCGCCGGATCCGCCGCGCCTCCGGCCGTACTTTTCGAGGTGTTCGAAAAAATCCAGGACAGGACGGTTGCGGTCTTGCGCGGCGTTGTGGTGTTGCCCGCGAGCTTGGCCTGGCTGGTGCCGCACAGGATGGTTTCGAGGTCGCGCTTGAGCTCGAGACCCTTCAGCATCTCCTGATAAGCAAGCTCATTGTCGCGGCCCGCGTGATCCACCGCCTGCTGCGTACCCGACACCCGTGCGACCTTGTAGGAGATCTGGCAGAGATTGCCGAGCCGGACGGTCGGCGTCGTCGTGTTGGTATTGGGATCGTCGCCCTCGAGCTGGGCATTGGTGTTGTCGGCCGCGGCAAGGGCCTGCGTCTGCCATTCGTGGTTGACGGCAGTCGCCTTCTCCTTGTCGACACCGCTCATGAACGGCGTATCGACCGGATCGATGCGATAGATCATGTCGCTGAGGTCTTCGCGGTTGCCCACCGCAGAGTAAGTTACGAAAGTAGAGGTCGGTAGAGTCATCGATGTGTCCTTGTGACAGCCGTGCTGCTCCGATCGCGCAGGGATATCGCTGCAGCTCTCCTGGAAACCACGGCCTGAGTTGCGGGCGTCTTCAGGTCTCGCTCTTGCGATTGCGCGGAAATGTAGGTTTCCGGTTCGCTGGCTTGCGAAACGTCTCTGCCGGGCGCCTGCGCGTGTCGCGCAAGGTCGGCCTATTTTCGATAGTTGATTTGGTCGGTTTTCTTGCGCGGCGTCGACCCGAGGAGACAGTTCGCGGCCGGGAGACTTGAGACCGATCGTTGGCGCCAGATATTCACTTTGAAGTCGAGCGAGTGCCCCATCTACGGATCGTAATCACACTCATGTCAAGACTCTTCCGGGTCACCATTTCGACCACTTCTTCCTGCCCTTCAGGGTAGGATTCGTAAGCAATCCTCGTCTTGAAAAGTTTCGCGAATGATCTGGGAGGAAAAGTCCATCCGATATGGTGATGAGCATGAGTATCGGGGTAGAGAAACTTGACGATCTTTTGCAAATAGCGATTGTCCCGCGGCGGCTCAAAGTGCGGGTCGACCACGCGTCCTTGTAAAACCTTGGTCTGTACCAGACAGACTTCTGTCGCGGAACTATCGTGGCTCTTGATGAGACGACAACCGACGAATTTGAGACCAGTCGCCAAAGCGATCTTCGAAACTGGCCGGCTGCCCCTGTGAGAATTGATCATTTGCACTCACGAAAGGCACCGACGGGGCAGGCAAGCGCAAATTCCTCGCCTCATCCTCCCTTTGGCGCAGATAATCGGCGATCATGCCCGGCAGTCCTCCGGGCTGGGGTATCATTGCAGCGTGATCCGTCGCAGCGTTGGCCGACGGGGGTCTCCAGGCACCAAAGCGGTCGGCAAAAGCGCCATCGTGATTTGGAAAACCCGGTCCGCTCAGAAGAGCCGACGGCACGACCGAACCGCCGGCTCCGGTGACAGCCGCCTCGACCAGATGAGGGACACTGGTGTCAAACCTTGCAGGCTCGATCGTGGTGACCGGCCCGCGTTTCTCATCGCCGTTTACGGCTACGCCGAGAGGCCCCCCATTCGGATGATCTCGTCCCAATATCCGCGTCTTGTCTTCATTCTTGACGACGGAATAATGTAAATGAGGTCCGGTGCTACGGGCACCAGTGCTTCCGACATGGCCAATGATATCTCCGGGCCAGACGCGCTGGCCTGGCTTCGGCATCGGGCTGCCATCCTGCATGTGCGCATAAAGGCTGTAGCCCGCCTCATTCTTCACGACGACGGTATTCCCAAAATTATCGTTGAACCCAGAGTAAACAACTTCTCCGGGTGCCGCGGCTGGAATCGGAGTGCCGGCGCGGGCCGCGAAATCCTGGCCGGAGTGAAATTTTCCGAGTTCGCCGGTGATCGGATCTTTTCGCCTGCCATAAGCCGAAGTGCGCCGAAACGGCGGCTCGGGATTGTAGGGATCGCTCATTTAACGGCCTTTCCAATATTCAATATCCATCCGGGCTGACACTTCTCGTTCGCCGGATCGGGGCATTTCGCGCGCTCCGTCAGCCTCCACGACAGCAATGCCGTGGCGGCAGATGGCGACACATACAGCTCAGGGAAGGCTTGACCGGCCGAAAGTGTAAACTCCTGGCGGAAAAGCAGACGAAATGAATCGTCGCGGAGCTCCACCGAGTAGCGATTGTAAAGGACGCTTGAATCGTCGTCCGGCAGCTTCGGTCGATCGATCGGACCGGCGATGCCAATCAATCCCTTGCCACCACCCGAAGCCTGATGAACGCGCTCCTTAAGTTGCGTGCATCGCCAATCCGCGATGCGGCATCTCACGAGAGGGCCGATGTACTGAATTTCGTCCGATATGAGAAACAGAAATAACGACGTCTGTTCGACATCAAACCACCCCTCACGAACACTGGAATGTTTTGGAATCTTGCCTCCCCCGATCCTCTTGCCCTGGGCGTCCAGGACATCGATTGTACCGGAATAAGCCACGAAGAACTTCGAACCGTCGGGAGACCAAACGATCTTGGAAACGCGCTTCCCAGGCGTTGCGGGGACGCTGATCGTGCGCAAGTGTCCTGCTTCGGCCGTCAACTGCAGCGGCTCGTCCGTAGCCACGATCTTCATGTCCGGGGAGAAGCCGATACCGATGTCACCAGATCGGCTCGCGTACGTCGCCAGAATCGTACTCTCGCCGGTGTCGAGTTCGAACTTCCTCACCCGCCCGGCATCCTCCTCGGGAAAGACGATGTACCGGCCATCCGCTCCGCACTGGGTCCATCTCGACCGCGTAGGAGATGGGGCGGAGATCTTCGTGCCTCCGTCATATGCGTCGATATACCGACCATCCGTCGCGAGCAGATAGCGCTCCCGATCCCCGCACCAGGAGATGAACTCGCCCTTCGGCCGCGGCGTATGCGGCAATTTCTCGAACGTCGGAACGGCTCGAGGTTGGGCTTGCGGAGCAGGCGCTTCCCCTTCGGCGCGGCATGCCATCGTAACAAGCGACGCAAGCACAGCGATCAAGAGCGAAGAGCGCAGATGAAGACCGATCGGCCACAACAGCATGAAATCCCTCAATCCCTTCTCTGCGAGCCGATCTTGCGGCTTCAATTAAGAACAAACAATGAACATCATTCACCACTCTCGCTTTGGCTGCAACAGCTAAATGATCCCGAACCGCCTCCGCCGCTCCGCTGTCTCCGAAAGCTCCTTCAACTCCGCCCGCGCCAGCTTGCCGTTGGCAACAACGCCCGCGAGATGATCGCGCACCTTGCCGACGATGTTGATGGCGAGGAAGAGTTTTTCCCGGCCGGCGGCATCGTCGACCGTGGTGGCGCGCCAGGCCGCGATGTAGTTCTTTTCGAGCGTGTCGAACGCCTCGTTCATGAGCTCATCGTCAAGCAATGCTTCGGCGCGGACGGCCCTCGCCGCCGCGCGCTCCAGTGTACTCTCGTCGGACATTGATTTCCTTCTCGTTGTTCGGACGCTGCAGCGTCATCTTGGCGTCGAGGGTGGCCTTGATCTTGGCGAGCTCAATTTCCCCATGCCTCTTGACCTCGAGACTCGGCGCGTCACTCTGCGCTTTCCGTTGCGTCGACCTGCGCCCAGCGTCTCTCCGGCAAGGTTCAAATGGACGGCG